GATCTGTGGGGGGTCGGTGACAAGGCGGACGGCGGTTATGTCGCCGTAAAGCTGATAAACGCTCTCTCGACAGGCGGATTCTCGCTTCAGACGAGCAAAAACGCGAAGGGACAGATTTCCGTCGAGTTCACCGGGCACGTCTCGCTGGCAAATCAGGACGTAATGCCGATGGAGTTTTACATCTACGACGGAACCTGATCGACAATCAAAATTGAATATAAATCAAAATCCGAAAGAGGTTCATCATGAAAAAATTATCCGAGTACAAGGGCGAAGAGGCGCTGGATATCCTCGCCGATCTTCTCGAACCGGCGATTGAGGTATTCGCCGACAAGGAGTTCGCCCGCTTGATTCAGGCGAAACAGATTCCGAAGGCGGTCAAGGTGGCGCTCAAAAACCACAAATCCGCCGTGCTTGACATAATGGCGATTCTCGACGGCGCGGACAGAGCTACATATGCTCCCGGCGTCTTCGTGCTCCCGGTCAAACTGATCGAGATTCTGAACGATCCCGACATGATGAGCCTTTTTCGCTCTGCGGGGGAGACGGCGGAAACAATGTCCGCATCTGCCTCGGAGAGTACAGAGGTCGACAGCGAGTAAAAGATTTCCTCCGCTACGCCAAAGCGCGGGCGGAGGAACGTCTGATTACACGGTCTTATCAAATCTACATGACGGACGCGCTTCGGGCGGCGTATAAGCTCAATCTGCGCTGGGGCGACAGGTTTAAGCCGGAGGAGACGCGGACGGCGGAAGAGATCACGAACAGCATAATCACAGGATTCAACGCGCTTGCGGAAGGGAGTGAGGACAACTGAATATATTTGATTTAGCGGCGAAAATCACTCTCGATTCGAGCGGCTATGAAAAAGGCGTCGACGACGCGGAAAAGAAGACGTCGTCGTTCGGCTCGAAGCTGGGCTCGGCGCTGGGGACGGTCGGAAAAGTTGCGGCGGGTGCTCTGACGGCTGCGACAGGAGCTGTCACAGCGTTCGCGGGGTCGTCGGTATCGGCGGGCATGAGTTTCGATTCGGCTATGTCTCAGGTTGCGGCGACAATGGGGACGACGGTCGACAGCATATCGGAGCTTCGCGATTTCGCTCAGGAAATGGGCGCGACCACGGCGTTCTCGGCGACGCAATCTGCGGAGGCGCTTAACTATATGGCGCTTGCCGGATATGACGTCGAAACGTCAATGTCAATGCTCCCGAACGTGCTTAACCTTGCGGCGGCGGGCGGCATGGAGCTTGCGAGAGCTTCGGACATGATCACGGATGCTTCGTCTGCTCTCGGTCTGTCTCTGGATGAAACGTCGGAGCTTGTCGACAAGATGGCGATGGCGTCGTCCAAATCCAACACGTCGGTGGCTCAGCTCGGCGATGCTATTCTGACTGTCGGCGGCACAGCGAAAAACCTTGCCGGAGGGACGACTGAGCTTTCGGCGGCTCTCGGCATACTGGCTGACAACGGCGTTAAAGGTGCGGAAGGCGGAACGGCGCTCCGAAACATTATCCTCTCTTTGTCTGCGCCTACGGACAAAGCGGCGGCGAAAATGGAAGAGCTCGGCGTTGCGGCATATGACAACGAAGGGAATCTCCGTTCGCTGAACGATATATTCACGGATTTAAACGGCGCTCTCTCAACCATGACGCAGGGAGAGCAGACGGACGTTCTGAATACGCTCTTCAACAAGGTTGACCTTAAATCCGCAAACGCGCTTCTCGCCAATACCGGGGAGAGGTTCTACGAGCTCTCGGGATATATCGACGAGGCGGCGGGGTCGGCTTCTGCAATGGCTGAGGTACAGCTCGACAACCTGCAAGGCGATATCACGCTATTCCAGTCGGCGCTTGAAGGGGCACAGATAGCGATATCGGACAGTCTGACGCCGACGCTTCGGGAGTTCGTGCAGTTCGGCTCTGACGCCGTTTCCACGCTCGGCACGGCGTTTCAGGAGGGCGGTCTCACGGGCGCCATGGACGCGCTCGGAACTATTCTCTCGGACGGAATCGCCATGATCACCGAAAAGCTCCCTGAGTTCATCGAAGCGGGCATGGGACTACTCTCAGCTCTGGGGCAGGGCTTGATCGATAACCTTCCGATGCTGGCTCAGGCGGCGACCGAAATAATATTGAATTTGACGCAATTTATCATACAGGCATTGCCTGAGCTGATACAAGCCGGATTCATGATAATCTCGACCGTGGCGCAGGGGCTTGCCGAGGCTCTGCCTGAACTGATACCCGCTATTGTCGACGTTATCCTTGAAATCGTGGACGTTCTGACGCAGCCGGACAACATAGTTTTGCTGTTGGATGCCGCAATCGCCATAGTCATCGGATTGGCGGATGGGATCATGAAGTCACTCCCGAAACTGCTCGAACGGATGCCGGAGATAATCGTAAACGTCGTGGGAGCGCTTATCGCCGCTATCCCCGAGTTGATAGAGGGTGTTCTTGATCTCGGCTACGCTATAATAACCGGAATCGTGGACGGCGCGATGAGCGTCATGGACAACCTCGGCGAAATATGGGACAGCGTCAAAGACGCCTTCTCCGGCGCGTGGGACAAAATCAAGGAAACATGGGCGGGCGTCGGCGACTGGTTCGGCGAAAAGTGGAGCGACATCAAGAGCAGATTCGCGGAAACGAAAGAATGGTTCTCGAATAAATTCAAAGAAGCCAAAGAAGCCGCGCAGAAGCACTGGGAGAAAATCGGCGACTGGTTCGGCAAGCGCAAGGATGAGGCTCAAAGGGCGTGGAACGGCTTCGATACATGGATGGGGAATCATTTCGGCAAGGTATGGGAAGCCATCAAAGCTCCGTTCAAAAAGTTCAAAGAGTTCTTCGACGGGCTTATCCAGATCATCAAAGACGTTTTCTCCGGGAACAAATCGCTTCTTGAGGTCGGTACGGATATCGTCAACGGCATCTGGAACGGCATCAAGGGCGCGGCGGAAACATTTACCCGAAATGTCAAGGAGTTCTTCGGAAACATCGTTCAGGGCGTGAAAGATTTCCTCGGCATCCACTCGCCGTCGAAGCTGTTCAAGGAGCAGATCGGCGAGAACATCGCTCTCGGCGTGGCGGAAGGCATCGACGCGAAGGCGGACAAGGCAATCAAAGCCGCCGACGACTTGGCGAAGGACGTTTATTCGCGCTCTAAGGACTGGGCGGATAAACAGACGAAATATATGGAGCTGTCGCTTGACGATCAGATCGAGCTTTGGGAAACCATACAGGGACAGTTCATCGAGACGTCGAAACAGTACTCCGACGCAGAGGAAAAGCTGTACGATCTCCGCAAAAAGAAGCGGGATGAGGAAATCAAGGCGGCGGAACAGCAGACGAACGAATATGTCGCCAACATCAAGAGCGGTCTTGACAAAATCAAGAAGCTGTGGAGCGACTATAAAACCGTCTATGACAAAGAATATTCCAACATAAACGGCGCTTTCGGGCTGTTCGCCTCGCCGAACGACAGAGAGTATGTCGAGGGCGTCGATCTCATGGAAAACATGCGGAAACAAATCCGCGATATTAACCAGTTCTACGATGGCCTCGAACAGCTCTATGAACGCGGCGTCGGTCGGGACATGGTCGATGAGATAAGGGCGATGGGGCCGGGGGCGATAAATGAACTTGTCGGACTGCTCGACCTCTCAGATCAGCAGCTCGAAGAGTACTACGACATGTACAAACACAAGGCCGACGTCGCTAAATACTGGACGGACAGATACACGGACAATCTCAAGACCATCGCCGAAGCGAGCATAACGGGAATGTTTGACGGCATGAACGTCGAGCTTAACGACGCCCTCGACGCGGCGTATGACTGGGGCGAGGATTATGTCAAGGAGCTTGCCGCCGGTATCGAGGCGGGAACGCTGTCATATCTCAACGGCTCCGGGGCTATGATCGCCGGGCGGCTGTCAGGCGCTGAAAACTGGTCGGGAGATATGCACGTTACAGTCAACGCGGCTGTCGGTCAGACGGTCGAGGCTGTCGCGCAGGAGGTCGAGCGGCGGATTCTCAACGCATTTGCGAACAGAAAGCAGGTTTACGCATGAGTACCAATGGAGAGTTATACGTCAACGGAAATCGAATAGACGAGGATGGGGAATACGGCACGGTGACTGTATTTCCCCGAGAGATCGACAACATAGCGCCGAGAGCGCAGACGGTCGCCGACGTGCCGGGCAACAACGGCGGGATAATCGTGGATGAGGAGCGCTACAAAAATATCGCTCACTCATACAATGTCGTTATCAAAGGCGTCAACTCAGAGGGCGCGTCTATTCTCAAAGCCCGCGTCGCGAACAAGGTGAACGCGGCGGGAGGATTTGTACGTGTCTCTGACAGTTTCATCAGCGGTGAGTTCTATCAGGCGTACCTTCCCGACGGGATCACGTTCACGGCTGATGATACCCGGACAATGTTCAAGGCGGCGCTGAATTTTGTGCGGAAGCCGCAGAGATTTCTTGTCTACGGCGAGGAATGGTTTGCTCCGCCGTCGGATTGGTCGCCGAGTTCGGGGATAGTCATATCCAACGCGTATATGCCGTCGAAGCCGATTATTAGGCTTATAAGGGCGGACGGCGTCACGGCGACGCCTAACTTCACGATGACGCTTTCGGGCGGGAGCGTGAGAATATACGGAACGGTCGGAACGTGGGTAACGGTCGATCTTGAGAAAATGTCATACAGCTGTCAGGCGACGGACAGCTCGACGACGGTCGCGATCACGGGCAAGCCGGTCATCCCGAACGGAACATACACGATCAGGTTCAGCGGCAACAATTTCTCCACATGGATAGGCGGGTACAGATTACAGCCGAGGAGCTGGAGATTATGATTCCGTATGTTTTCAATCCGACTGTCAAGGCTGTCACCGACGCTTCGGGCGCGATTCTCGGACAGGCGACGTCCCGCGCCCTTCCTCACGCGACGTATTGCGAGGTGACGGAGGAGCTTAACGGCGAGTTCAGCCTCGCGATGGGATATCCGGCGAAGGAATTTGACGCGATTCTGACCGAGGGACACGCCAACGGAATCGTCGACCTTATCATCGCGGCAAACGTCAAAAACGGTCAAAATGGCTGGTGGGAGCCGTTTCGGATATTTCAGGTCAACAAACAGCAGGGGATGTATGATATCCTCGCAAAACACATATCATACGATCTGTCGTGGTACACCGTCAGCAATCCGAATAACTCGCCGAGGACGCAATACGGCTCTGTCGGGACGATGATCAACTATATCATCAATCAATCTTCGTGGAGCAGTACCGGCTTCTCGATGGGCTTCGACACCGACGTGAGTTTCCCGGTGACGAAAATGCTGTTCCCGCCGCAGTCGCTCAACAGTCTGATATATGACGTTTTCCTCAACAAAGAATACGGCGGGAAGGAAGTCAGCCTCTCGGGGTGGGACATCTATTTCACGTCCCGCAGGGGAACGTCAAACCCGCTGACGCTTATAGACGGCGTGAACGCGGACGTTACGTCAGTCAAAACCAACTCCGAGAACGGGCTGGACAGCGTCACGCCATATATCACATTCCAATTCCCGGATCAGCCGGAGATGTTCTATCGCTCGAACACGATAACGGCATCGGGAACAAGTTATGAAATTCGTCACACCGAGACCAAGGATTTCACCAAGGAGCTGAACGACGCCAACTATCAATCCACGGAGCAGGATTTAATACGGCTGGCGACAAACTGGGTCAACTCACATTACGCTCCGCCTCAGGCGTCAATCGAAATGAAGGTTTACGCAGATATCACCACACGCAACGTCGGCGACACCTTCTCGATCATCGCGCCGAGGATGGGGATGCAGAGATACACGGGGCGGCTGCTCAAAGTCACCTATGACGTGCTTAATGAGCGCCCGGAAAGCGTGTATTTTGACGCCGTCCGCGCCGGGGTCGGGGACATCATCTGGACGAGGTGACGATTATGGTATATTCGCCGTATATGGGCGGGCGCTTTCGGGTGTCATCGCCGTATGGCTGGCGGACGCTTTCAGGCGTGAGAGAGTTCCACGGCGGGATCGATCTTGTCGGGGCTGACGGCGATACGGACGTTTGCGCCTCGGTCGGCGGGAAGGTGATACAATCGCGGATCATCTACGATCACTCAAACCTCACATGGCAATGGGGAAATTATATCTCAGTTGAGGGTGAGGACGGAAACGTGATATATTACTGCCATCTCGCCGAGCGGTACGTCGAAAAGGGCGAGACCGTCACGGCGGGACAGAGGATCGGCAGGCAGGGTCACACCGGGTACAGCTTCGGCGATCATCTGCATTTCGAGGTGCGGCGCGGCGGCAATCGCATAAACGCGGCAAACTATCTCGGCGTCCAGAACGTCGCCGGGATGAGGTATTACGACCTGCCTGTCGCCGCTCCCGATTATGCCGATCTGGTATGTCGAAAATGCGGATTAGAACAACAGACACGGGATTATCTCGACGCATACAAATACGCCAGCGATCTATGGAGAAAGTTATATGGACAAATGTTCTGAAAACAATTGTACTACAACTGAAAATACTTGTAGTACAACCGTTTCCTCAACTGATTCCTCAACTTGGCAAGTTACGGGCAAGTTAAGCGATTCAGACAACAAGCGGACAACCGGAGGCAAAATCATGAAAATCGATTGGCGGCGCAAGTTAAGTTCTCGAAAATTTTGGGCGGCTGTCGGCGGTGTGGTCGCGGCTGTCCTCGCATTCATCGGCGCTTCGGACGCCGTCACAACTCAGGTCACGGCGATAATTTCGGCGGCGGGTGTCCTGATAGCGTATATCCTCGCCGAAGGCTTCGCGGACGCGGCTCACGCCGGAGACGATCACGACGGGGAGGGCGGCAATGCCGATTGACGAGAAAGATATGCAGCAGATCACACGACGGCTCGACGAGCGGTATGTCAAGCGTGAGGATTGCGACAACACGCAGAAGGACATCGACAAGAAGCTCCACAGCGACGACAAGAAGCTCGCCGTCATCGAGTACAGACTTAACGTCAATAACTGGCTTACGACCGCCATAGCGGGCGGAATAATCGCCCTTGTCATCAAGATATTTCTCGGAGGCTAAAACATGGACTGCAAAGGCTGTGAAAACAAGACGACCGCTGTGCCGTATCTCGTCTATGAGGGCGAGATGGCGAGAGGCGAGCGGAATCTGAAACGGCTATGGATAACGGTGATTCTGCTGATATGTCTGCTTGTCGGCTCGAATGTCGGATGGCTGATATATGAGAGCCAGTTTATGACGGAGGAATATACCGTCGAATCGAACACGGACGGCGGAGGTACGGCAATCGCGAACGCGAGCGGTGAGGTGACTGTATATGGCGAAGGCGAAGGTAACGGTCAGGCGGCGCGTCCGTAAATACGGCGGTAACTCCGGCTACCGAAAATGCAATATGTGCCACGGGACGGGAAGGATCAAGACCAAATAATGATCGAATATACCAACTCCGGGATATCCGCCGTAATTGATGAGCATATTCACAGCGAGCGGGACAGAGCCATCCTGAAACGACGATTGATAGACGGTATATGTTTCGAGCCGCTTGCAGAAGAATTTGATATGTCCGTCCGACAGATCAAGGACATCGTGTATCGTGGGCAGAGCATAGTATTCGCACGATATCCGCACTAACAGCGCCCGACCGCTTCATCGTAAATATAACTGAATAATGGTATAATACCGACAGTCAAATCAGACTGTCGGTATTTTTTTATGTATAAATTTCTGAATCCGAATCCTTGCCGGAAAAGGCGTGGGGACTGCTCCGTTCGGGCTGTTTCCCTCGCTCTCGGCGTGTCGTGGGAGGACGCATACTGGATGATGGCTATACAAGGCGCGATAATGTGTGATATGCCCTCGGGAAATGACGTGTGGGGCGAAGTGCTGATTAAACACGGCTATGTCAAGCGTCCCGTCGCCGGGATCGTAACGGCGGGGGAGTTCGCGGACGATCATCCGTCGGGGAGATATGTCCTCGGCATGGAGGGACACGTCGCCGCCGTAATCGACGGGGTGCTCTATGATATCTGGGACAGCGGCGATGAGATCGTTACCGATATTTGGGAGGACGTAGGAGGCGAGAGATATGCCGTATAATCAGTATTACAGCCCGGCGTATCAACAGCCGATGCCTCAGATTCCCGCCATGCCGCAGAACATCCAGCCTCAACAGCCGCAGACGCCCGGCGGAGGGCTGATTTGGGTGCAGGGCGAGAACGGAGCGAAATCGTATCTGCTCGCACCGTCAACGACGGTTCTGCTGATGGACAGCGAGGCGGATAGGTTTTACATCAAATCTTCCGACGCTTCGGGGATGCCGCTCCCGCTCCGCGTATTTGAGTATCACGAGATGGCGCAGAACGGCTCAAAAATCGATTTTAAGGGCGGGGAAGGTATAGACGCCCGATATGTCACGAAAGATGAATTTGATGCCTTAAAACGCATTGTAGAGGCTCTGAAGGGGGATAAGGATGAATCAGCTGTATAATACCCTCGGCGGTCAGACTGCCATGAATCCGATGAGCGCGATGATGTCGCGGCTTGAACAGTTCCGGCAGAGTTTTTCCGGCGATCCCAAGCAGACCGTCCAACAGCTTCTGAATAGCGGACGCATGACACAGGCGCAGTATAACCAGCTTTCTTCTGCCGCCACTCAGATACAGCGGATGCTCGGCGGAAGATGACCGCTGTATTTTTTGAAGTACAATTTCCTGCGCAGGATTGTATATATACGCTTTTTTCACACAAAAAAGAGGTTTAAAAAATGTCTATTACTGCAAGCGAGATGACGCCCGCCGATATCGCGGCTGTCACCAACAACAACGGCGGATCAGGCTCCGGCTTCGGATGGGGCGGAGACGGCGGCTGGTGGATCATTCTGCTGTTCCTCTTCATGCTCAACGGCGGATGGGGCAACGGCTTTGGCGGAGGCTGCGGAGGCTTCATGCCGTGGATGTACGCCGGGCAGACCAACACCAACAACGACGTCCAGAGAGGCTTCGATCAGAACTATGTGATGACCGGGATCAACGGCATTCAGAATGCCGTCAACAACGGTTTCGGTAATGTCTCGACCCAGCTCTGCAACGGCTTCGCCGGAGTAAATCAGGCTGTTTCAAACGGTTTCGCGCAGGCGGAGATCGCCGCAAACAGTCGTCAGATGGCGGACATGAATCAGATGTTCGGCATCCAGTCGGCGCTTCAGCAGTGCTGCTGCGATAATCGCGCCGCGACCGCCGATCTGAAATACACGGTAGCGACTGAGGCGTGCAATGACCGCGCCGCCGTGACGAACGCGCTTCAGGCCGTCTCGGCACAGAACGCCGCCAATACAAACACCCTGCTCAACGCGATCAACGGCGGAATCCAGTCCCTCAAGGATCAGAACTGCCAGTATCAGCTTGAGCAGAAAAACGACACAATCGCTCAGCTCCGCTCCGAGCTTATGTACTCTCGCGGGCAGGCTTCTCAGGACGTTCAGACGGCGAGAATCCTC